ACCATTCAGAGGTAGAAATATCTACATCGCTGGTGACAGAGAGTTCGAAACATGGTCAACAACATTCATTAACGATACAGACTTTATGGTAAGAAATGCTATAGAGCGTTGGATGAATGGTATCAATGATTTAGTAGAAAACACTGGTGTATCTACACCTGCTGAATATTCTGCTGATTTATTCGTTGAACAATTAGATAGAGATGATACAGTTCTTAAAAACTACATCTTTAGAAATGCTCATCCATTAACAGTTGCACAAATTGACGTAGCATATGAGTCAACAAATGCATTGGAAGAGTTTGAGGTGACATGGAGATATCAACACTTCGAAGCAAGTGGCGTTAACTTCTAATTTACCTACATAAATACATAAAAAGTAGGAGTACATTATGGCAGAGCTATTCGGATTTAAATTCGAAAGAATAAAAGATACAGAGAGCCAAGAAAAGTTTACCCAAAAATCGCCTGACGATGGCACAGTAGAAATCGCAGGCGGTGGGCACTTTGCTCAAGTTCTAGATCAAGACGGTAGAGACAGAAACGAACAAGACCTTGTTCGTAGATATAGAGACATTGCGAATCAACCAGAGTGTGATAGTGCAATTGAAGATATCATTAATGAAGCTATTGTTGCAAATGAAAGAGATCAATCTGTAGAAGTAATAACAGACAACTTACCTTATAACACTAGAGTAAAAAATAGAATTAGAGAAGAGTTTGATCAAGTATTAAGATTATTAGATTTTGATACTAAAGGACCAGACATATTCAGACGATGGTATATTGATGGTAGGCTTTACTATCATAAAGTTATTGATACCAAAAATCCAAAATTAGGTATTCAAGAAGTTAGATATATCGACCCAAGACAAATCAAAAAAGTTAAAGAAGTTAAGAAACAACCTAAAGCAATAGGACCAGATATAATTAAAAAATCTGAGGACTACTATGTTTACAATCCAAAAGGCATGATGTATGGGGGAAGTGGTAGTAACACTTTGATTGGTGCTAGACTATCACCAGACTCAGTAGCATATTGCCCATCTGGTTTAATAGATGCAAATAGAAATATGGTTTTATCTTATTTGCACAAAGCAATTAAACCTGTTAATCAATTAAGAATGATTGAAGACAGTCTTGTTATCTATAGAATATCAAGAGCACCAGAAAGAAGAATCTTTTATATTGATGTTGGTAATTTACCAAAAGCAAAAGCAGAACAATATCTAAAAGATGTTATGCACCGATATAGAAATAAATTAGTGTATGATGCAAAGACTGGTGAGATTAGAGACGACAGAAATCACATGTCAATGCTTGAAGACTTTTGGTTACCAAGAAGAGAAGGTGGCAGAGGTACAGAGATTACAACTTTACCAGGTGGAAACAACTTAGGTGAAATAGAGGATATAGTTTACTTTCAAAGAAAATTATATCGTTCTTTAAATGTTCCCATATCAAGATTAGAAGCTGAACAAAACTTTTCTTTAGGAAGATCAACAGAGATTACTAGAGATGAATTAAAATTTACAAAGTTTGTACAGAAAATTAGAAAGAAGTTTACACCTTTATTTAATGATATACTTAAATCACAATTAGTTTTAAAAGGTGTTATTAATGTAGAGGAGTGGAGTTCTATAAAAGAAAGAATAAGTTATGACTTCTTACAAGACAATAACTTTGCAGAATTAAAAAATGCAGAATTATTAAGAGAGAAGATAGATCAATTAGGAGCTATTGAAAGTTTTGTAGGAACATTCTTTAGTAAGAAATGGGTACAACAAAACGTACTTAAATTTACTGAACACGAAATTGATGAGATGAAAGATCAAATGAACACAGAAGCAGGTCTTGATGTAGAAGATGGCGGTGTAGATTTACCACCTAACTCAGGTGTCACAAATAGACCAACAGGTAATACAGAACCTGCAGATAACCAAGAACCAGAAGATGAAATAGGAGATGAAAATGACAAGTGATAAAGTTATAGACGCAATACACACAGGTAGCAACTTAGATGCTGAGGATGCTTTTAAAGATGTTATGAAAGACAAAATCGCAATGGCTATTGATACTAAAAAACAAGAAGTAGCAAAAGGTTTTGTAAGAGATCATATAACAGAGGTAGAACCAGAAGCACCAGCAGTAGAACCTGAAGTTAAAGAAACAGAGTAAAAAATGAAATTTGAAGAGGTTTATACTCAAACATTTGAGGCCGATGAGTTCAAAAGAACTAAAGAATATAGAAAATTGTCGCCTAAAATGAAGAGGGCAGTCGATGATATATTCAAAAAAATGGACGCCAAACCTCAAAATTTCCTAAATACTTTTGAAAAGACTATATCCGATGTCTCTAAAAAGTACAAAGTGAAAGAACAAGACCTACTTAGTTATTTTGAAAAAGAAGCAATCGGATTTATGAAATAAGGAATAAAAATGGCAGTAGTATTACAAACATTGGTAGATTCAGATTTTGAACACGTTGTTAAAATAACAACTACTGGTACAAACTCAACTGCAACAGTTGTTGATGCGTCAGGTCTAGCTGGACATGACTCAGGCCCAAAACTATCGATTGTTGCGTGTCAATGGTCAGTAGGTTCACAAACAGATTTGCTATTCGATGCAACTTCTAATGTGGTTGCATTATCTTTAAATGGTAATGGAGCGTACAATACATCACAATCATTACCGACAATCAAAAACAATGCTGGTTCAGGTGTAACTGGCGATATTGTATTAACAAATTCAAGTGCATCTGTTGGTTTTATTATTCTAAAGTTAAAGAAAACAGACGGATATGATAACTTAAGCTAGGAATATGAGTAAAGTAAAACTAATAACAGAAGCAACGGATTTCTCTCAAAACAATTATTTAATTGAAGAGAAAAACGGTAAAAAAGAATATAAGATCAAAGGTATCTTTATGCAATCTAACATCAAAAATAGAAATGGAAGAGTATATCCAAAAGACATTTTGATGAAAGAGGTTGCAAACTACAATAAAGAGTATGTTCAAAAGAATAGAGCCTTTGGTGAATTAGGTCACCCAGAAGGTCCAACGGTTAATTTAGACAGAGTATCACATATGATAACTGAACTAAAACCAGAGGGCGATAATTTCGTAGGAGAAGCAAAAATTATGTCGACTCCGATGGGTGAAATCGTAAAAAACCTTATGGACGAGGGTGCAACTCTCGGTGTATCATCAAGGGGTATGGGAAGTTTAGACCAAAGAGGCGGTGCTAACTATGTGAGAAGCGACTTCAAACTTGCAACAGCAGGGGATATCGTGGCAGACCCGTCTGCTCCAAACGCTTTCGTAGAGGGAATTATGGAAGGTAAAGAGTGGGTATGGGACCATGGTAATTTAGTCGAGTCGGAAGTATTTGAGATGAAACAAAGAATTGAGAAGAGAACTCGATTAAGAGAAGATAAAATGAAAGCACTAGAATTCGCAAAATTCTTAAAAATGTTGAGTTAAAAGTGCCAAGTTTTATAAATAATAGTACTAAATAAAAAGAAAAGGGAGAACATTCCAATGGCTACAGAAATAGACAAAACCATAGAGGAATTAGAAGCGGAAGTTTTGGCTGAATTAGAAGAAGCCAATGGAACTGCTCCTAATGCTCCTACAAAGTCTGCTACAAAAGCAGAACCTATGGGAAAAATCAAGCCAGCACTCGGTGGAGAAGACAAACCAGAAGACATGGGAAAAGCAGTAACAGACCCTAAAGATGCTACTGACCCAGGTAAAGAGGCTTCTAAAAAAGCAAAAGAAGTTTCTGGTGACGCTCAACAAAAGGGTGAAGGCAAACCAGACGCAATCAAAAAAATTAAAGAAGAAGACGAAGAAGATAAAGAAGACGAGTCTAAAGATAAAAAAGATAAAGAAGACGAAAAATCTGAAGACGCACATTCTGACGAAGACGAAGAGCAAAAAGAAATGTCTCAAGATGATATGAAAGAAAAAATGCTTAAAGCAATGAAGCATATGAAAAAAGAAGACATGATGAAGATGTACAATTCTTATCACTCTGCGGCTGCTGACAAAACTAAAGACGAAATGTACCAAGAAATGATGAATGGTATGAGCAAAATGAAGAAAGACAAAATGGAAAAACTTCATGCTGCATACATGTCAGACATGGCTCATGGTATGAAAAAAGAAGAAGTCGCTAAAGATGAAGCAGTAGAAGCAAGAATGAAAGACATCAACGTACAAGAAGATGTTCAAGCTCTTATGAATGCTGACGACTCTTTATCAGATGAGTTCAAAACTAAAGCTGCTACAATTTTCGAAACAGCTGTTAAATCTAAAATCCGAGCTGAAATCAAGAGACTTGAAGAAGAGTATCAAGATGAAGTAAGATCAGAAATCGCAGAAACTAAAAAATCATTATCTGAAAAAGTTGATGGTTACTTAG